AATGTGAGTTTGTATGAATGAAATATTTGAAAAATATGGTAAAACAGCGGTTTTTGGGAAACGTATACTCCACGTAGCCTCTCCTGTTCGATGGAAAGGAAGTAAGTACGAAGTAGAGCGTTGTTCTAACTGGAAGGTGATGATGGACACGGTGAATTTTTTGCCAATGTGTCATCACTATATAATGATTCCAGAAAGGAACACGCTCTCTTCATCAGACAAACTTTATTCGATGGATAATGTAACAATAATTCCGTTTCCTTATCCACAATCGGTAATGCAGAATCGTGCCAATTTCGATGGTAGAACATTCTGTAGAATCTTTTCTGGTAGACAAAAAGTAGAATTTCGCCCTGGCGAATTCATTACATTACATACTTCTTCAATTGATATTGATTTTGTATTTTGTCATCAACCAGAAATTCTTACAAATGTTCTTTGGAATTTGTTGTCACTTCGTTATGGAATGAACAATACAGATTCCATGTGTTTTTTCCATTGGGTTGATTGTAATGCATCGAGCCCTGCACCAGCGTTTCCTCCTACATTTTTTAGACAATTTGAAGCCATTGACAGGTGTAGTAAGATATTTTTTCATTCTGATATGAGTTTGAAATATCTCATATCAAATTTTGGAGAAAAGAAACCTCATGTTCTTGTTCCAGAAGAAAAGATTTTGTTGGATAAAATTGCAAAGATGCCACTCAAAGCAAAACCACTTCCACAAACAAATGGTGAATATTGGAGCCCTCCAAAAGGAATAAAAGTAATTGCATTTAATCATCGATGGAATGAAACTACTGGTGCAAGACAACTTCATAAAATGATGGAAGGACTTCCAGAAGAATATCAAGTTCTTGTTACAGATGAAAAAGTTAAGAAACCATTGTCTGGATATTCGCCAGTGGATGAAGGTGGAAAATTAGAAGAATTGGAAGAAGATAATTCTGATTCTGTTTATGAACCAGGCCGATTTAAGTATGCATACGAAGGAATTCCCAAATCACGACTTGGTTCTATGGAATTATATTCTGATTTTTTACGTGGTTCTTATGCATCGGTTGCATGGATTAAAGGATATGCAACATGGAATTTATCAGTACAAGATCCGATTCTGGTGGGAACGCCAACTTTAGTTTATGATTCACCTATGATGAGAGAAGTTCTTGGTGATAATTATCCATTTTATTTTAAAACAAAAGATGATTTTCAAAGAATGATTCAAAATATGCCGAGTGATTTTTCTCATTCCATACCGAAACACGATCATACGTTTCGGGAAAATTTAGTTCAGGCTATGATGAGTAGTTGGCAACATACTAAAATGAATAAAGAGGGGTCTTTTTGTAAGTCGTGGTTGTATTTTGTTTTGAATGGTATGGAATATAAGAAGGATTTTTTGTATCAAACACATCCGATTTTGGTGGATGCACAAGGTGGAAATTCTTGGGAAACAATTCGTAGATGGTGTTTGCAATTTGGTTTGAAAGATGATCCAACTTCACGCCATACTCGTTTGTTTATTCCAAATGAGGACATGAAGAACAAAGTGGAAAAATATTTAGAAGGTTTTGATGGTACTAAATATTCTATGAAAGAACATGAAGAATTTCATAGTGAATTAAATAAAAGTAACGTAAGATCAACTTTATCAGAGTTTATGTCATGAGTCCTTTTGATTTTGTAAAACAGATTAATCATGGAAAGATAAATCTGATGGATGAAACTCCCGAATTAGAAAAGGAGTATAAACAGTTCATTATAAATCGTGCATTGAGTTTTAATCACGATACAGTCCTTTATGCAAACGAAATGAACGTTCAGAATCACCTAGATTCGAAGCTTCAATTCGACTTTTTTCTAAATATAATCAGACCGAAGAAACGGTATGGAAAATGGTTGAAACGTGAAAACAATGGAGTTCTCGAATTAATCAAAGAATATTGTAAGTGCAGTTATGCGAAAGCGAGAGAATACTCTACTTTACTTAATGATTCGCAACTGGATATTATTAAACAAAGAATTGATACAGGTGGTTTGAAAGGACAAAATGAGTGAAAATATCATTCAAGCAATGATTGAAGTAATACTAAAAGAACCCGATGATTTTCTCAAAGTCAGAGAAACCCTTACACGAATCGGGATTGCATCACGCAAAGAAAAAACCTTATTTCAATCATGTCATATCCTGCACAAGCAGGGAAAATATTACATAGTACATTTTAAAGAGTTGTTTGCATTAGACGGCAAGACAACTAATTTTTCTGAAAACGATGAAGCAAGACGAAATACAATTGCCAATCTTCTCGCAGAATGGGAATTGATTGAATTAGTAGAATCAAATAAATCATCAGAACCTACTGTGCCATTGAGCCAGTTGAAAATCCTTTCCTTCAAAGAAAAGGATGAGTGGGAGCTTACTCCCAAATATAATATTGGAAATAAAAGGGATTCTGATGAGAATGACGAATGATTTACAATTTTATAAATTATTTTCAGGTGTAAAAGACCCCAAACGAGCTACAAAAGGTTCAGCATGTTTTGACTTGTACTCTTTTTTGCCAGACAACTCAGCGGTTTCGGTATACATAACCCATTCCGAAGAGTTGGAAATAAGAAATAGATTGGTACAAAATGAAAGAGTACAAGTTAATCCTAACGAAAGAGTTCTAATACCTACTGGACTTATCTTTGATATTCCAAATGGATATTCGATGAGACTACATCCAAGATCAGGCCTTGCATTGAAACAAGGTCTGACCCTAGCGAACAACACGGGCATAATTGATTCGGATTACGTGGAACCTGTTTTTGCGATGATAACTAATATCAGCGGAACAACGCAATATGTAAAACATAATGAACGTGTTTGTCAGGGCGAATTGTTTAAAGATGAAATATGTATCTTAGAAGAAATAAGTGAACCACCAGAAAGAAAAACTGATAGAGATGGAGGATTTGGTTCAACAGGAAAGGAATAATCTTGGCATATATCTTGCACAAATGGACAGTTGCTACAGTTCAAGTAGTATATTACATTCCAGATTATTTACACATTGTGAATGAATTCGTGTGGCAGACAGAAGACCAAATACCAGAATTTCCACGTATAACTAAGTTTTTAAATTATTGGGACAAGAACATTGACGGCCCAATCAAAGAAGTGTATATTTACGATCAAGGCCAAAGTGAGGTCAGGGTAGTAGATAGAAAATTTAAATTGAATTAATATGAAAAGACCTAAATATAAATTGATAGTGAAAGATGCAGGAAGTTATGCAGAAGATTCACTACTGAAACTGTATTTTACAGTTTTAAGACATCGCTTTCATCACCTATGTAATGGTGATGGATGGCGAGACTGAGGCTGACCATAGTGGTAGTCTCACAACCAATCTCAAGTCCTGTGCTATGGATTGAGATTTCTTCAACACCAACCTTGCTTATATAAGGAGGCATTATGGTAACATCACTAGCACAACACTCAAATTTTACCGCAGGCGATTTAGAACGATTCATGGGTCTTTCCATTGGATTCGATTCTATATTTAATCGTCTTGCAAATTTTCCACAACAACCAGAAGGCGGAGCATATCCACCTTACAATATCCGAAAAGAAGATGACTATAATTTTGTCATTGAGATTGCCCTTGCAGGGTTTTCGGAAAAGGATGTTGAAGTGGAACTTACGGAAAATGTTCTTCATATTCGTTCATTGGGCGAAAAAGGAAAACAAAATCTGGATACACCAGATTACGTTCATAGAGGAATTGCGAATCGCTCTTTCTCTCGTAAGTTTACTCTGGCCGATGACATTGTTGTCAGGGGTGCAGAGTTTCAAAATGGTCTTCTTAACATCACTTTGGAAAGAGTTATTCCAGATGAAAAGAAACCACGCATCATTCCAATCACAAATCCAAATGTGATTGAACATAAAAAGAAGTAAGTACACCTCTTCCCCCTACTAATATATACTTTAGTAGGGGGTTTTTTAATTTTAATCATTCGTAGGAGAATATTATGGGAATATTAGCGATGGGCTTGTTTAACGTAATCTCAGGATTAGTCGTTGACAAAGCAACAGATTTAGCAAAAGAGCATGTGGAAAGTATGATAGATGACATACTTCCAAAGGATGCTCAAAAAGAATTAGACAAAATTATAAAAGATGACCCTTCACACACTTTCTCAAATGCTAAAGATGCATTGATGGGTGCAGTTGAAGGTAAGTTACCAATAATCAAAGCAGATGGTACAATTAAACCGATAGAAATAACCTTTACAGTTACATATGACCCTACTGATGGTTCTATTGATATTGTCAAGAAAAATGGAGCAGGAGCTCCAATTATATCTGGTATAGGAGTGTGACATGGCGGACATAGTAAGATTATCAAAAAACTTTGCATTGTCAGAACTGACAAAGAGTGCTACGGCAGAAAGATTGAATGTAGATAACACTCCCAATTTATATCATCTTGTAAATCTAACACATCTTGCAATACATATTTTGCAACCTGTTAGAGATAAGTTTTGAGTTATTACAATTAATTCCGGCTATAGAAGTCCTACACTTAATGCAAAAGTAGGCGGGTCTAAAACAAGTCAACATTGTAATGGACAGGCCTCAGATTTTGAATCTTTTTCCACACCGAATCCAGACCTTGCGTTATGGATTACTAAGAATTTGGACTTTGACCAAATCATCTTAGAGTTTTATGATGGTGTTGATCCGAATAGTGGATGGGTACATTGTAGTTACAATTTGATGGGAAATCGTAGAAAGATACTTACTGCACTTAAAACTAAAAATGGTGTAGTTTATAAGAATGGTTTTGTGAGTAAATAATGAAAATTGAAGATAATTTTTTAGATCAAGAAGAATTTATTAAATTACAAACTTTTATGATGGATGGTGGTTTTGCTTGGCATTATAATGATGGTATAGATGATGAAAGAAAACTAAACAAATTTCAGTTTATTCATATGTTTTATTATACTCCCACTCCACGTTCTGGATATTTTGAAAAATTAAATCCCATATT